ATATGCACTTCAACGAAGAAGCTGCATCACTCACCATGCCGCCCGTGTTTGTGCGTAAGCTCGACGAACTGGCTAACGTCAGGCAGGACTTGTATGAACAGTTCATGGGCGCGTTCACCATGATGCGAGCGTGTGAGCCGACGCTCTCCAACTATGCCGTACACATGGGCGATCAATTCATGCCCTTCGCTGACAACTACTTCAAGAACAGCACTGCGTGTTCGTACTTCTCGACGGGTGGTGACTTCAGCGGTGGTGTGAGCCTGTCGTTCCGCGCTTTTGACATGGATACCTTGGCATGAATGGTGACTTCACAGAGCGCCGTCTAGGGCGGAGGAAGAGCCGTAATATATACATGCTTCGGGAGATGGTTAACGACTATGCCCCGGTGTACATGGAGTATGACGCTGAGACGAAGCAGACGATGTACCGACTGGTGCTGGAGCGATTCGCTGCCGACGACAAGGAACACAACCTGATATACCTTGGCGACAGACTGTGCAGGTGGGTACACAATCGCCATCTGCCTAAAGTCATCAAGACTCGACTGGCGATGATAGATGTTATAGACGTTGATTGGAACCAACGGTACGAAGAACGTGGCAGGAGTCCTATACCGTATAGCTGCCCCGACAACAACAAGTTCGGGCATCTAGGTTGGCGCGTAACCAATACTATGTATACCGTCATAGTACCGGAGTCACTTATCAATTCACTGCGAGGTGAATCACTACTTGGAGGTGTCGAATGACTGCTGAAGGCAAAGTGAAGATGAGAATCAAGAAGATTCTCAATGACATGAACGCTTACTACTGCATGCCCACAACGGCAGGTTACGGCAACAGTGGAGTCCCTGACTTCCTCGTTTGCTTCCGTGGGAAGTTCATCGGTATTGAAGCGAAGACGATCGGTAATAACCCGACCGCCCTACAGTACAAACACCTGAAGGAGATTCAGGACAACGGTGGCATATCGCTCATCGTGAACGAAGATAACGTTGCACAACTGCATGAAGTGCTAAGGAGTATCGAAGATGGAATCTAACAAAGCCGATATGGTCAACAGTCCCGCGCACTACACGGCGGGTGGTATCGAGACCTACGACTTCATCAAGGCTAAGAACCTGTCCTATGAACTGGGCAACGTAGTGAAGTACATCACTCGCGCTGACTACAAGGGCAACAAACTGCAAGACTTGCAGAAGGCACGGTGGTACTTGGATGCCGCCATCGCACGGGAGGTAGGGCTGTGAGCACCGAACAATTGAATCGCCAGTTGATTGGCTACCTCTCTGAGAAAATCGAAAAACTGGAGAAAGAACTTGCTAGCGCAAGGTACAACGTAACCTGCTTGACTCAGGACGTACAGATTCTTACCGAAGAGTTGGAACGTGCGCGTCAACCGAAGATGGACGAGCGATGAAACTCGCTCGTCCTGTGCAAGAGGTCGTTGACCTTCTCGCTATGAAAGGGGTGGCTGTCCGCCAAGAGATTGGTGGGCGTCACATAAAACTGTACATACAGAACCGACTGGTCGGTATACATCCGAAGGCAGACGCAAAGAGAGCTGAGATGGGGCGTGGTGCAATGAACGTAGCCGCGCAGATGAAGCGAGCAGCACGAGAGATGGGGATTAATCTGTAATGGCATGCAAACCGAAGCCGCTGACTCAAGAGAAATACTATCTGCTCACGCCGATAGGCTATGTTGTAAACAAGGGCTGGCTATGCAAGTGTGATTGCGGCAACACTACCGTAATAGATGCCAACAAACTGCGCACCCATAAGGTGAAGTCTTGCGGATGCTTTCGTAAGACCAACGGAAGTAACGCTGTGTTACGCGCCCAAGAAAAGAACCGAGTACTGACCGAGGCAGGGCAACCGTTTGGTTGGGCAAGGCACAGGGCTATGGAGGAGCGCCGTGTAGTACGCGCTCCCTTCATGATTGGCAATAAAAGCGGCGGGATGAAACCATGTTGGTGCTGCCGCCGTCCCACAAGAGGAGAAATGGTATGCAAGAGGTGTGTAACAGGTGAGCAAGTTGCTTGATATCGCGGAAGAGTGGGCTGACATGATCTATCCGGAGATACCATCCGGACCACACCACTTGCAGCGTAAGAAGATACGCACCGCGTATATGTTGGGGTTTGAGCGTGGGTATAAGATTGCTGCTCGCGCTCGACTGTCCGGTATTCAATACATGACAAACGAGGAGGATAAAGATGCTACATGACAACGACTTGACGTTGATTGCCGCACTTGTGTCGTGCTGGTGGTTCGGCTTTGTCGCCGGTAAATGGTGGGAACGTCTCAAGAACACGCCACCTCCTGACACGGAGGAGTTTTGGTGAAAGCGCCAAAGTCACGCCCGAAATGCCCTGCTTGTTTCGGTGCAGGTGAAGTTCCTCACCCATTCGACGAGTTGGTGTGGCTTGAATGCCACCATTGCCACGGTCAGAAGTATGACCCTTATTACACAGGAGAGGAGGAGAAGAATGATGCACCTTGAATTGTTGAAGTTTGCGCAAGCCCTTCTCGCTGAGAGCGCCGTGTTCCGTCGTGAGAACGCTATCCTGCGTAGCGAGTTGAAGCGCCGTATTTCATCCGACATTCTCTTCACTGAAGTCCCTCATCTCCTCGACATGACCAAGGAAGAAGCGGACGCTCAGGCTGAGAAAGAAATCACTTGGTTGATTGCGCACAACGAGGGGGCAGAATGAGTTTCATCACCATCGACTTTGAGACGTATTACGACAATGAGTGCGGGTTCAAGAAGCAGAACACCGAGGAGTACATCAATGACCCAAGATTCCACGTCATCGGGGTGGGTATCAAGATTGACGACGGCGAGTCACAGTGGTTCACCGGATACCATATTGAAGACGCGCTCTCCGGAATCGACTGGTCAACAAGCGCAGTCCTCTGCCACAACGCAATGTTCGACGCCGCCATTCTATCTTGGCATTACGACATCCGACCTGCGTTCATTTATGACACGCTCTGCATGGCGCGAGCAATCCACGGAGTGGATGCAGGAGGTTCACTCAAGGCATTGGCGCAGAGGTACGCGTTGGGTGAGAAAGGGACTGAAGTAGTCAACGCGTTCTCCAAGGGTTATCTCGATTTCACGTCAAGTGAACTCGCAGCTTACGGCGAGTACTGTAAGAATGACGTAGAACTGACCTACGCGTTGTTCAATAAACTGGCTAAGGGTTTCCCTGACAGCGAGTACCACCTGATTGACTCAACCATACGGATGTTCACCGAGCCGTCGTTGCGCCTGAACGATGCGCTTTTGGTCGAGCGACTGGATGATGTACGCGCTGACAAGAAAGCCCTACTGGGTACGCTCATGGATGAACTGTCTTGCTCAGACGAAGAGGGTGTACGCGCTGCCCTGTCGAGTAACAAGCAGTTCGCTGCCATCCTTGAGGCACGAGGCGTCACCGTACCCATGAAAATTAGCCCCACCACGGGCAAGGAGACGCTCGCGCTAGCCAAGAACGACGAGGGGTTCATCGCACTACAAGAACACGAAGACCCCGTTGTACAGCAACTGTGTGCGGTCAGGCTGGGTACGAAATCGACCATCGAGGAGAGCCGTATCGAGCGGTTCATCGACATCGGTGCGCGGAACGAGGGGTATCTACCTATCCCATTGAAGTATTATGGCGCACACACGGGCAGATGGTCTGGGCAGGACGGCATCAACATGCAGAACCTGCCTTCCCGTGACAAAAAGAAAAAGGCACTGAAAACAGCCATCATCGCGCCCGAAGGTAACTACGTCATCAACTGCGACTCCTCACAGATTGAAGCGCGAGTGCTTGCGTGGTTGGCAGGGCAGGACGATGTAGTCGAGCAGTTCTCCAAGGGCGAAGACGTATACTCCATCTTCGCTAGCCGTATCTATGGGCGCCATATCAGCAAGGCAGACCCTGTAGAACGGTTCGTAGGCAAGACCTGCGTACTCGGGCTGGGCTACGGCACTGGGGCTGAGAAGCTCCGACACACCCTGAAGACACAGCCTCCCGGCGCTGACTTGGCTCTGGAGACGTGTAAGCAATACGTAGATGTGTACCGGACGATCAACTACAAGATTGTTCAGCTCTGGCGTGAGTGCGACCAAGCGTTGCTGCGTATGCTGCAAGGCGTCCGTGAGCCGTTCTACCTCGGGCAGAACAACTGCGTGATGGTAGACCGGGAGGGTATCAGGCTCCCCAATGGCCTTTATATACGATACCCCGGACTGAAGCTGCGTGAAGGGCAGCTAAGTTACGATTCACGTCGGGGTGAAACGAAGATTTGGGGCGGCGCTATGACTGAGAACATAGTGCAAGCCCTCGCCCGAATAATTGTGGGCGAGCAGATCGTAGAAGTTAAGAAGAATGGCTACAAACCTGTCTTGACGGTACATGACGCCATCGTGTGCATAGCCCCCGAAGAGACCATTGACACAGCCTATAAGGACATAACGGCAATCATGTCTACCCCACCCGAATGGGCGTATGATCTACCCGTTGCCTGTGAAGCCAAGTACGGGCGTAGCTACGGGGATTGCTAGTGGTCAAGTGGAGCTTTAGCGGACTGAAGGACTTCATCAACTGCCCCCGGCAGTACAACGAGGTGAAGAATCTCAAACGCTACACGAAGAAAGTCACCGAACAGATGCTTTATGGAACAGAAGTCCATAAGGCTCTGGAGGATTACGTTCGTGATGGAACTCCGCTAGTAAAGAACTATGAGAGGTTCAAGCCCTCCCTCGACGCGCTGTTGGAAATCAACGGCACACGCTACCCCGAACATAAGATGGCGCTGACCCGTGAGTACGTGCCTTGCGGGTTTGATGCAGACGAGTACTGGGTGCGGGGCATCGTTGACCTGCTTATCGTGGATGGCCCAGACGCTTACATTATTGACTACAAGACAGGCTCCGCACGTTACCCCGACACCAAGCAGCTCAAGCTGATGGCGCTATTTACCTTTTCACACTTCCCTGAAGTCGAAACTGTGAAAGCAGGGTTGCTCTTCGTTGTGTACGACGTGTTCATTACGGAAGAGTACAAGCGAGACCAAATTGCAGAACTGGTATCGTGCTTCGCGCCCGACCTGCAGCGTCTCACCACCGCGTCGAGCATGAACGTGTGGAACCCAAAGCCAAGTGGGCTGTGCGGCTGGTGTCCAGTCACTGAATGCGAATTCCATAAGAAGAGGTACTGATCATGCCGTATACGAAGTCCCCTCGACCATACAAGCACGAATACAAGATGCAGAAGAATCGCGGCGAACATGAAGACCGTATGGAGCGCCAGCGAGCGAGACGTAAGCTTGATGCAGAAGGTGTCAACCGCAAGGGCAAGGACGTTGCTCACGTCAAAGCGTTGAGCAAGGGCGGCAGCAACAAGAACGGTGTGCGCCTTGAGCCGCCGAGTAAGAACCGTTCGTTCAAGCGCAACTCTGACGGGTCGATGAAATAATTGGTTCACACCTCTTGACTATCCCGGGTTAGTCCATATACTTGGATTACCGCGCTGTTAGGCATGAGTGGGCGAACATGAAGGTGAGTGCATCCCTTCAACCATGCCAGTCTGCGAGTGGAAAGTGTTGTTCATCTCCTCCCGCTGCGCAGACCGACTGACCCCCGTAAGGGGTTTAACGTAAGGAAAAACATGAACCTGTCAATCATCGAAGACTCTGTTCTACAGTTCCCTCTCCCGCTTAGTTTGCGTGAACGCATTGCTGGCTCTATTGAGCGTTCCGAGCATGACGGTTACAACCAGCTACTTTACTGGGAACACCGCGAGGTCGAACGAGCGACAGCGATAATTGATTCTGAGCGCCCAAACGACCATCTACCTGAACTACCTTCTCCAATGCTGCGGGACTACAACTGGCCCGGTCTCTACAAGCCGTTCGATCATCAGAAGACAACTGCATCGTTCCTGAGCATTCGCCGCCGTGCGTTCTGCTTCAACGAAGCAGGTACAGGGAAGACATCTGCAGCCATATGGGCAGCGGATTACCTCATGACTATCGGCATGGTGAAGCGTGTACTCATCGTGTGTCCGCTGTCTATCATGTACAGCGCATGGCAAGCAGATATCTTCAAGACAGCCATGCACAGGACGTGCGCCGTCGCATACGGCGACCAAGCGAAACGCCGTAAGGTTATTAGAGGCGCGTACGAGTTCGTCATCATCAACTACGATGGCATCAACTCAATGCACTCCGACATAGCAGCGGCAGAGTTTGACTTGATCATCATCGACGAAGCCAACAGCTATAAGTCTCCAAGCACACGTCGATGGCGTTCGATGGCTACCCTGCTCACGCCTGACACTTGGTTGTGGATGATGACGGGTACACCCGCATCGCAGTCACCCATAGATGCTTACGGACTAGCCAAGCTTATTTCGCCCGGGCGGGTACCCCGCTTTATGAATGCGTGGCGTGACAAGGTTATGTACCAAGTATCACGCTTTAGGTGGAATCCCCGAGATAACTCCAAGACAATCGTATATGGAGTTCTTCAACCAGCGGTGCGCTTTACGAAGGCTGAGTGCCTAGACCTACCTGAGATTGTGCATCAGGTGCGTGAGGTGATGCTGACTCCGCAAGCACTGCACTACTACAAGCAACTCAAGTCGCAGCTACTGATTGAGACTGCGGGTGAGCAAGTGAGCGCGGTAAACGCAGCAGCTAGTCTAAACAAGCTCTTGCAGATATCCGGTGGCGCTGTCTACACCGACGAGCGTAATGTCATTGAGTTCGACGTTGCGCCGAGGCTCAACGCACTGAAAGAAGTGCTTGACGAGACGGCTAACAAAGTTGTAATTTTCGTTCCCTACACGCATACCATCGACATCGTAGCAAAGTACCTGACAGACAACGGCATCACTAACGAAATCATTCAAGGCAGCGTATCAGCGGGAAGACGTGGCGACATATTCCGTAGGTTCCAATCCGAGAAAGACCCTAAAGCCCTAGTAGTTCAGCCACAGGCTGCATCGCACGGTGTGACGCTCACAGCAGCAGATACCGTTGTGTTTTGGTCGCCTGTGATGAGCGTAGAAACATACCTACAGTGCATAGCGAGAATCGACCGAGTAGGACAGAAAAACAGTATGACCGTAGTTCACATACAAGGATCTGACATAGAAAGGCGCGTATACACAATGCTGTATTCAAAAGTGGATAACCATCAACAACTAGTAGAACTATACAAACAGGAGTTGGGCATATGAGTGTCGAACAACTAACCGAAATCTACCTAAACATCCGCAGTGCGCGTGAGGCACTTCTCCGCGACTACGAAGCCAAAGACCTAGAACTGAAGACTGACCTGCAGGAAGTTGAGAAAGAGTTGCTGACCATCTGCAACGACATCAACGCCAACAGCATCAACACCCAATTCGGTACTGTAATACGCAGCCTCAAGGAGCGTTACGTGTGCAGTGACTGGGACGCCTTCAAGCAGTTCGTGCGGGAAAATGATCTCGTTGACTGCTTGGAGAAGCGTATCCACCAAGGCAACTTTAAGACCTTCATGGAGCAACATGAAGGCGATGGACTCCCCGTTGGGGTTAACGTCATGCGTGAGTATGGCGTCACCGTTCGTAAATCGTCTAAGTAAGGACTAACAACATGTCAAACGATCTCATTGCAATGTTCCAAAACTCCGCTGCCATGCGGATGGGTGTTGACGACGATACTCGCGCCGTCGCTGGTAACTCGGGTAACAAGCGCATCTCCATCGAAGGTGGTGTCTTCCGTAAGTACGCTGGCGGCAAGGAAATCGCTCGCTTGGAAGAGCGCAGCATGAACATTGTGTTCGTGCGTATGGCACACAAGCCGTCTCGCACGTTCTTCAAGGACACCTACAAGAAGGGTGTCAAGGTCAGCCCGACCTGCTGGTCGCAGGACGCCGAGGTTCCTGACCCGTCTTGCAAGACCCCGCAAGCTCGCTCCTGCCGCGAATGCCCGTTCAGCGTCAAGAACAGCGGTAATGGTGGCATCGGCTCTGCTTGCCGCGCCTCGTGGCGTACGGCTGTGGTTCTCGCTGGAGACCCGAGCGGTGACGTGATGCAGCTCATCATTCCCTCTGCTTCCGTGTGGGGGCCGGATGGCGTCGGCGTGTGGCGGTATCGTCCGTACACCCAATACCTCGTCAATCATGGCGTGAGTGCTGGCTTCGTTGTGACCAAGATGCAGTTCGATACTGAGTCTTCGTCGCCGCGTCTGTGGTTCTCGCCGTTGGCTCCTGTACCGGATGACATGATTGCCATTCTGCAGCGTCAGCGTGAAACCGAAGCCGCACAGCGAGCCGTTCGCATGAACGTGTTCCAAACGGACGAAGGCGATGCAACTCCGGAAGTTGCGCAGCCTGAACCTGCCCTTGCTCCAGTACCCGAGCCTGTTGTACGCGAAGCACCGAAGACGGAGGCTCCAGCCGCGCAGGCTGACGTGTCGAGCCTCGTCAAGAAGTGGTCCACAAAGAAGTAAGGTAAAGACATGCCGCGTCCCTATAGCGAAGAGTTCATGCGTTTCATCAACACCACGGGTTCCAGCAGCTTGGGCATACGGCTCGGCAGGGCTTGCGTCAGGGCTAACCTGCCGCTTGTCTACGTCGCCCGTGCTCTTGGAATCTCCAAGGTGACGCTGTTCAATTGGTTCAGGGGGCGCGGCATGCGGGAAAGCATGCGCGATAGGGTGGAGGTCTTCTTGGAGGTCGTGGAGCGCGACCTTGAGGCAAACATCCTACCCACTGGCTCGTACGAGGAAGCTGGACGTTACATCAAGGAGGTAACAAAGGACAGCGCAGCGGCTCTGTAACTGAGCGCGGCAACCCATTCACAAGGCGGGGCAACCCGCCTTTTTAGTCTGTGTGAGATATGCTTAAACAATTCTACGAGAAAGCACTTCCATCACAGGGCGTCTACTGCGTATGTGGCATCGGCAAAGACGGAGATGCTCTTAACCACTTCGCAGAGACTCTCGATGACGCGATAGCACTTGTTGACACCCTGAACAGCCGGAACATCAACGTGTTCGTGGCTCCCAATAGCTTTAAGTCTCATAGCCGACGAGGCGAAAACGCCTTGTTTTCTAGGTCTTTTTTCATCGACCTCGACGTGGGCAAGGGATACGAGACGAAGGCGGACGCCGTTAATGCGTTGAACACCTTCATCGAAGAGCGTGAACTGCCACCCCCGGCGGTGATTGACTCGGGCAATGGTGTACACGCGTACTGGATGTTTGACGAAGACATCCCGGTAGCCATTTGGAAGGTCTACGCCGAGAAGTTCAAGAAGTACTGCCTAGACAACAACCTGCAGATCGACAGGGTTGTCACTGCCGACGTGGCTCGCATCATGCGAGCACCGGATACGTTCAATCACAAGAGCAGCCCACCAAAGCCTACGGGCTTTCTGAACGACCACTTCCACCAGTATTCTTTCGATGCGTTCAAGGAGTTCTTGGGCGTGGTTGACCCCACGACTGAGATGCTTGTGTTGGCGGCTAAGCGCGGACTCGACGAAGACACGCGCATGATTATGAAGTCGGACAACATCGAATCGGTGTTCGACATCATCGCTACGAAGAGCATGACCGGCGAAGGCTGCAATCAGATTCGTTACGTCATCGAGAACGCTGAGACACTATCTGAACCCATGTGGCACTCCGGGCTGTCTATTGCTCGACAGTGCGCCGACTGGGAAGAAGCCATTCACGAGCTGTCTAAGTGGTATCCGCAGTACTCACCCGAACAAACTATAAGAAAAGCCAATGAAACATTCGACAAGCCCCACAGTTGCTCAGTCTTCGAGCAGCGAAATCCCGGAGGATGCGAAGGGTGCCCTTTCCGTGGAAAGATCACCAACCCACTGGCTCTCGGAAGGCATCTACGCGAAGCCCCACCGATCACCGAAGAGGACCCAATTTGGGAGAACCCGAATCCCCAAGCGGTTCCTGAACCGGACTACAACCTACCCGACGCCTTGCGTCCGTACGTCAGAGGAGCCACTGGGGGCATCTACTTCATTCCATCCTCCGAAGAAGACGAGCCAGTACTGATCCTTCCGCAGTACCTCATTCCGGTCAAGCGCATGTATAGCCCTATGGATGGCGAGTGCCTGACCATGATGTTGTACTTGCCGCACGACCCATCCCGTGAGTTTCTGCTTCCTATGAAGCACGTCTATGCGACAGATAAGCTTCGGGAGATCCTGACAAGCAACGGAGTGTTCTTCAACCCCGCTCATGACAAACACATCGTGAGCTACCTTATCAAGTGGGGGCAGTATCTCTTGAACAAGCATGCCGCTGAACAGATGCGAATGCAGATGGGCTGGACCGAAAACCGCGAGTCGTTCGTCATTGGCAGCAGGGAAATCATGTCGGATGGAAGCATTCGTATGGCCCCCGCGTCACCTTTCGTACGTAACATCGCTAAGCTACTGAAGCCCGAAGGCAGCTACCAAGTTTGGCAGGAAGCCGCTACCAAGCTGAACATGCCCGGGTTTGAGATTCACGCGTTCACACTGCTGTGCGGGTTTGGCTCGACGCTGATGTCCTTCACCTCAACTGCGGGTATGACGCTGTGCTTGACTGGTAAGAGCGGCAACGCCAAGACAGGTGCTTTGTATGGTTGCTTGAGTACCTTTGGGAATCCAAAAGAACTCAGCGTGTTTGACGCCACCGAGAACGGCATGGTCGGTCGTTACCTCGGTCTGAAGAACCTTGTCCTTGGTTTGGACGAGGTGTCGAACAAGCCTGCCCTTGCGCTTTCGCAGACCATACACCGCGTCTCGCACGGCAAGACCAAGATTCGTATGCAAGCTAGCGTCAACGCCGAGCGTGACTTGGAGATGTCAGCGTCCCTGCTCTCCGTGTGGACTTCCAACCAGTCAGGCATCGACAAGATGACGGACCTGAAGGCGTCCCCTGACGGTGAATTGGCGCGTTTCATCGAGCTTATGGTTCCTAGGCCACATCCTATGGCTGACAACCCGCAGTTGGGCAGGGAGATTTTCAACGTCTTCCCGCACAATTACGGACACGCTGGCCCTGAGTTCATTGCCCACTGCTACAAGATCGGCCTCGACAATGTAGCCAACATCATTGAGAAGTGGACCAAGCGATTCAACAAGGACTTCGGCAGCGACACTGCCTACCGCTTCTACGAGAACATGGTCGGCGCGGTCATGGGCAGCGGTGAGATAGCTGCAGATGGCAACATAGTCGTCTATGATTTGGAAAGGCTCTACAAGGAAGTTGTGATGCTGCTGATTAAACTCCGCAGCGGTACGGTCAAGTTGAACGAGATGGACTACAACACCCTGATTGGCGACTTCATGAACCGCAACGTTGGGGGCATGTTGGTCGTGTCTGAGAACGGTGTCGTGACCGAGCCGCGTACGGCTTTGGTGGCCCGTGGTGAAGTCCACAACCATATGCTGTACATATCAAAGTCAGCCTTCAAGGCGTTCTTGTCAGAGCGGCAGGTCAGCAGCAGGGAGTTTGAGTTTGCTATGCGGGAAGGCGGTACGCTGGTGTTCGATGACAAGCAGCGGCTGTCCAAGGGCTGGAGAGGTGTGAATACGCCACCAGTCTTCGTGTACGGGTTCAAGACCGAGATACCGGAGGACATACTCAGTGGCGATTGAAGAGCCAGTGTGGCTCTTCCCGTTTGAGTACATGGGCGTAGGGGAGTCTTTCTTTATCCCTACGCTCAAACCCGCAGAAATGATCTACATCGTAGACACACGGGCGAAAGCCGCGAAGGTGAAAGTCAAAGCCTATACAGCCTCGAAGGACGGCTGTATAGGCGTACGCGTGTGGAGAATACGCTAGGGTTCGATGCCCAACTTCTCGTAGTGCTCGACGGTGAGATACATGATGTGGTCACGCCGCCTGTAGAGGTCCTTCAGGGCCATTTGCTTCATCAGCGGTGTATAGCTCTTAGCTGCCCGGACTCGATTGACCTCTTCACGTATATCCTTCAACTCGCCGTTTATCACATCGTTGTGGACGATAGTCATCCAGTAAGCTTCTGGATGTTTAGCCACGTACGCGTTGTAACGCTGCGGATCAGTGTTCTTGTACATGTTCAGCTTTTCGCTGTGCTGCTGAGCTTGCTTCTGAACCTTGAAGAAGTTCTTTGGGTCAACCCTAGAAGGTGCACCAATGAAGCGGTTCATCAGCAACGTGTCAGTCTTCGGGTCAAACTGCCGATCGGTGTAGTACATATCGGAAAGTGAGCTACCCCAGCTAGCGACCTCGGCGATACCGTCGAGGTAAGACCCCGCGAAATATGCAAGCTCAGTCGGCTGGATGTCGACACCCGTAGCTTCCTCTACGTCTTGAGCAAGCGAAGAATACATCTCAGCAACCTTGTCGGTTGACTGATATGCAGGGCCGTACTTGTTCACGTTTTCGTTGAAGATCGTGCGACCCAAGCCGTTGAGGTTCATCACCAGCTCGACGCCGGGACGGAACAGTGTAGGTATAACGCTGTCCAGCGCCCATGCGCCAGCGCCAATCATGAAGCCATTCTCATGCTCCCACGGGTTGATGCGGGAGATTGGCAAAGGCATGAACGAGTCGGCAGCGATGATAGTGTTGTTGAACAGGTAGTCCTTGAACCCGATGTCGCCCTGAACCAACATGGATAGCTGTGCGCCAGCAGCCGAAATGGCACCGAAGCCGAAGCCAAACGGTATGTTGAACACCTTGTCCTTGAAACGCTTTCTGATCTTGCTGTCTTCCGGCAGCGTGTCGAGTATCCAGTTAAGTGGAATACGGGCGTTACGAGTCCACTGTGCCTTGTCGTCTACGGCAACTTTATTGCGACCCTCATCGTCTTCGTCACCCATAGCCTTAGCCATAGCGTAGACAGCCATGCCGCCAAGGAAGCTCATCATGGCAACGGTACGGGCATTCTTCTGAGTCTTCTTGTAGTTCTTAGCGTAGTTCTTACGTGCCTCTGGGTCTTTATCCAGCGCGGCTTTTAGCTCAGGAGTCATGTTTTTATACATGGTCTGAGCATCGACCCAGATTGGCATGATGGCGTCGATAGCTGTAACCGCACCAGTCGCAGCGGGTCGGAAGAACGCGAACTTAGCAATCAGGCCGTTTGCCCGAGCACCAGTCAGCTCGAAGTTCGTCAGGTTCTTCGTGTATGACGCGGCGCGTTGCATCGCCTTACTGTAAATTACATCCCGCTCAGCCTTCGTCGGTTCGCGTTTGTTTTCCTTCTTGAATTCCGCTACATACTCGGAAATCATGGTGTCACGAACAACTCCATACGACGCGGAGCGGTTCGCAAGTTCAAACATGTTGTTGTACAAGTCGAACGCGCCGGTTACAAACTCACCGGTTTTCTCAGCGGTCATCCGCATCGAACCCTTGTCGAGACTTTCGAGCATGGTAGCCAGCTTGCCCGACTGGGCAAAAATCTGGATGTATGCCGATTCGCCGCCTTCTTTCAAAAACTCTTGCATGTCACGGTAGATAGGATTGGTCTTAGCCAACTTGTCGATCGTGCTCATGTCGCCGCTCTTGTGGGCAAGCAGAACCCTGCCAGCCTTAGCCCAAGAGTTACGCCCAAGCCGGGACGCGATCGTCCAGCCCATCCTTGCACCCTTACGTACGCCGTACTTGGCAGCGAAAACCGTAGAGTTAAACCCAGCGTTACGAACAAAGTCGTAGGGGGCGAAGGACAGCTTAAAGCGGGTGTGGAGCTGCGATACACGCGAAGTCCACTTGCTCAGCCACGTATCGAAAGACGTGACCGGAGAGTACGTTCTACGGATGGCGAACGCGGCTTCCTTGTTCCTGATTTTATAGGCAATTATGGTGCCGTCAGGTTCGTAGTGGAAGAAGACGTTATCCTTACCCTTGAGGTCCTTCAGCGCTTTGTTAGCAGCACCACTGTGACGCTCACGGAAGTCAGCCTTGAGGGCAACTTCACCGAAGTCCTTGCCAAGCTGTTCGACGATATTGCCAATCGACTTGCTGACACCATCCCTACCAACGCGGGAGGCGGACTTGAACGCATCGTCACGGATACGACTGATAACGTCGTCGGAGTCAGACGCACGGCCCTCTGCCTTGGTGGCAGGGTTATCAGTTATGTCCGAAGCCACACGGGCGCTGTCGATGTCCCAACGCGCATCACCCGGAGAAATCTCTACATCCTTACCCTCAATACCCTTGAGCGGTACGTAGTTTTTCCAACCGTAGAAATCAATCAGGTTGTCTACGGGCCTTGACTGATATCCCGACTCACGGTTCAGGTTCATGGTGCGCTCCTGCATCTCGCGCAGGGAGTCAACCAGATTGGTCAGAACTTTAGTATTGTCTGGCTCGGACGCGAACGTGTTGTAGTCGTCGACCAGCTTTTTAGCCTTTACGTTGTCCAAGCCCGCGTAGACGTTGTACCGCTCATGAGTTGGGTCAAGGGACCGGGCCTTGGGAACCTTACCGTCAGGGTAGTCACGATCGTTCGTAGCCGAACCTTCCGGATCGAGGTAGGCAGAGTAGCCAGTCTTAGCATCAATGCCGACAGCCGGGATACCAAACTTGCCGCCACCGTCAACCAGATTCTGGATCATCTGACGGATAAGCTTTGCTTGACCGTTACCGCTAGCAGCAGTCATGTCTGTGCTGTCTTGCAACGCCCTATACAGGATGTCTCGGTAACCCGCCGCGCTGACCATCTTGGTAGTACCATCAGGCATGGAGAGCGCGATGTTCTTCAGGTTGCTCATCGGCACGTTGAGCAGGTACTTGATCTCTTTACGCTCTGCGATGTGCATCGCCTTGAGGCGCAGGTCAAGCCAAGCAACCGTATCCGCCAACTTCCACGGACGCGCCTGCCCAGACTCGGCATCAACCGCAGTCTTTTTGCTCTTCATCAAGAGTTTGTTTAGCTTAACCATGTCGCGGTCGATGTCCGTAGACAGACCACTGAAATTCATGGCGAACGCGTTGCGCGTTTTGGCAGCCGACGTAGTGATGAGGTCGTAGATGTTGTTGAAGCCCTTCTCGATGACTATCAGCTTACCCGCAAGGTCGAGGTCGTTCTGGAAGTCCCGCAACCAACGACGGCTGTTCTGGTAGTCACGGGCAAGGTTACGGTAACCCTGCAGGCCACTGAAGTAGTACTCGCCAAGCGGCAGGAACTTGCTACGGGCCTTGCTGAGCTTACGGAAGAAGCTCTTACGGGCAACGTTGTCCAACTCTTGGACGGTGGTCGCTTCCTTATACCCCGGCGTCTTGGTCTTCGCAGGCTTGTTCTTACCACCAGTCTGGGTGGCGTACATGATCGGAAGGTTAGTGGTAGTACCCGGGGCCATCATGATGTCGTCGATGGCTTCAAGCAGGTCAGCGAGAACGTCGGTCTCGTCGAACTCCATGTCCTCAAGTTCAACAGAAGTCTCTACCTTGGTCTTGGCGTCAGAGCGAGCGCTCCACGCTTCCTTGACCTTGTTCTGCTTCTCTTCGACATCCGTCTTCTGCCTAGCAAAATCGGCTTCCAGCGTGAGTTGCTTCTCACGCTTCATCTCATTGATGACAGCCGCCTTCTCGTCCGCAGTCCTGTTGGTGATGGAGTCAATAAGGTTCTGCGTAGCGATTACTTCGCGTTCCGCAGCGAGGAGCTTGTCTTGCAGAACCCGCTTGAAAGCCTCGGTCTCCTTGTCGACTTTGGGAGCAGACAGCCTACCAACACCAAGGTCCTCATTCAGCAACGACAGGTCTTTTCTAGCCTCGTTCGCGGTCTTACGAACGCGCATGAGCTTGCTGATGGCAGCGTTAACTTCGCGGTTGTATTCCCGCTCGGTGTCTTTGTCGAGGTCCTTCAGCGCGTTCTCAGTCTTCTTGAGTGATACACGCGCAGCCTTAAGAGCCTTCTCAGCAACGTCAAAAACTTGGTCGGCACGAGCAATTTGCTCGGAACCCTTCTTGGTGAACTTAACAACATCAAGAAGCTCAAGCACCGTCTGAGTAAGTTCGCTGAGCATGTCGAACGTCTTGCCGACGATCTGGCTGAGCTTGGACTTCTCCTTCGGCATATTTACACGGTTCAGCGCTTCCTGAAGCTTGCTGTCGGTGTACGCATAGGCTATGAACTCAAGGACATCCTCGAAATAGATACTAGCGTTAGGGATGCTCGACAGTTGCCGCTTTGCTTCGGCAAAAATCTCGTTGATACGCGCAACTGCGTACATACGATTAAGCGAAGCCTCGGCGTCGTCGGGCGCGTACTGCGCAGCCTCGACTTCTGGGGGCATATCTTGGTCGCTGTCCGGGTCGTAGTTGCTCTTCTTCGAGGCCCTATTCAGTTCGTTCTTTGCCTGCTCAAGCCGCTCGCTAGCAACTTCCGTTGGTTCACGACCAGTCGTAGTAGCAATCTCCTTATACTCAGAAACTGCCTGAGCGGTTACAGCGTGGGCAATCTCATGGGCAATGAGAAGGGGGGACCTGAACGCGTCTTGTGTCAGATAGATAGTATTGGTGTTCGGATCATACGCTGCGGCTTTGCCTTTCCTACGCAGCTCGTCTTGAAAGTAAGGAGAGGGAGCCTCGCCCTTCTCTTCGACCACTACAGTTACGGAGCTAAGGTCTTGCTTCCTCAAGCCAGCCATGATTGCTGTGACCAGCTTATTCCGATAGCGAACTACACCCTTTTCAAGCGGCGCACCGCCACGTCCCGGCTGACCTTGCGCGGACTTCCGCTGGGCAGTTGTCTCACGCATCTTTCTAAGCGAGTCGTTAAGAAGGGCAAGTCTTACGTTCAGCTTGTCCTGTTCTTCTTGCTTGGTAGCTTTCTTGAGTTGCTCTTTGAGATCGCTTATACGCTTTTCTAGGCGTGCTTCACGCACGCTCTTACCAAGCATAAGTCGGTCGATTTCCTTTGCGGCGCGTTCCTTCTTCGCTTCAGAAGCGCTTTCGTCAGCAAGGATAGCCTGCTGCTTGTCGAGCTTTTCCTTAGTAGTTTCGGGAATCGAATCGCTCGCCATCAACCATCTAGACACTACATCAGCGTCAAACCCAGCAATGCTCGGCTTACCCATGATATAGGTCAAAATGCCGCGAAGGTCTCCAGCTTTAGCTAGGTCATATAGCTTATCGCTATCAGACACGGGAGCGTTAGCACCAGTTTGTTCAACGGTGCGTTTTACGCCACGACTAAGCTCGTCGTAAAACGCCTGTTCTTGCTTGTAGGACTCTTGATTGGCGATTTCCTCTTCCATGCCGCGAACCATGAGGTCTGCAAGCTTACCCTTCTTGCGTTCCGCGACAGCACCCTGATTTGCGGCAGAGTCAGCCATATCGAGGTATGCATTGATAGTTTTCTGCTTGCTCGCAAGCGGGTCGCTCTTATCAAGCGGTGGACCGAAGATTTTTTCGATCTCATTCCCATCAAGGTCGTCGAGCAGGCTTTCAAGTTCAGCGTGCCGATCCTCTGGCGTCTTGAGGTAGAGATTCTTTACGCTGGTGTTCTTGGTAAGCTTTACTGGAACGTTGGCAATTACTCCGTTCTCTACGACATTTGCTTCTTTCAGGCTGAAGCCAACAACGCGAGCTTCGTCACGAAGACGCCGCAGAATCTCAGTAGATTCGTTCGGGCCGATGCCATGCTCTTCTTGGATAGCGGCGGAGTCGAACTTGCCATTGGTCTTGACGTGTTCGTACACCAATTCAATGTTGTCGTTCTCGATGTCCGCTTCGCGGCGGTCTGCGTCAGCATCGCGCTTCTTACGGTCGAGCAGGGTTTCCTTAAACCTATCAGCACGCTCTCGCGCCTTGTTGTAAAGCGATTGCGCTCCTGAAGAAGCCTGCTTAGTAGCACGACCTTCAAGCTTACCAAGCTTCTTGCGAATGCTAGTAACAGCGCCGCTATACTCAGGCGAATCTGGGGCAGGGAGCTTACTGATATCGCCCTTGATTTCCTCGACCTTATCGCGCTCTTTCTTACCCACCAGCTTGCCGCTTGCGAGGGCAGTCTCAAGGTTAGTTACGCGTTCGTCGAGCGTACCCTTGTCGTCCTGTATTACTGCAGCGGGGCTTGCCTCCGCTCTTTGAGTAGGTCCTTTAGCGCCTGACTGAGCATCACCCACTGCAGTAGGTTTAGTTTCCGCAGTGCTGGTATCTCCGGCTCCTTCTCGTGGTACAGACACCGGAACGCTTGCTCCAGTTCCTCCTGCGACAGATGCAGCACCACCTCCCCCGCCTTCTGCTTCGGCTTCCGCTTCCGCTGGGGTTTCCGTTTCGGTTCCAACTTGTTCTCCACTTGCCGTGATATCGAACGGGATGTTATCACCTTCGTCGATAGGTGCAGGAGTAGCTTCTTTAACGGGGGCTTCGGTAACAACTTCCTCAACGGGAGCTTCAACAACAGCTTCTTCAGCAGGAGTCGCAATAGCCACAGGAGCCACAGGAGCGGCAGCGGGGGTTTCAACCTTCTGCGGACGCGGAGCCAACTTGCCGTTAAAGACGATTTGCTTATCTTCAACTAGACGCTGACGCACCTTACGCGCAACTTCCCTGTCAACGCCGAGTTCAGACTCTAGGAAGTCTACTTTTATGTTCGCCCCGAGCGCAGTGTCACTGTCTGAGCGCAGCTTCTCGATGAGGTCAACGGCACGGTTATATGCTTCATCGACATCAGGAAGTACTGGCGCAGCAGGAACAACAGGAGCAGCGACGGCTGTACCCGGCTGAGCAGCGTTGGTAGCGGGGGCAGTGGCGTTGGTAGCGGGGGCAGTGGCGTTGGTAGCGGGGGCAGCGGCGGGTGGCTTTACTTGCCCAGTACCCTGAGCAATGATGGCTTGAGCAGTGGTCTGCTGTTGCTGCTTCTTCTGCTCCGCGATACGAGCTTCTTCTGCCTTGTCGATGATCTTACGGACGTTGGCGTCACCAGACTTACCAGTGATCAGCTTGTCCTTGCCCATAGACATAGTGCCCAGCAGCTTGCTGGCTTCTTTCGGGCTGATACCAAGCTCTTGCTGGAGTACCGAACTCCACTCGTTTTCCTGAGACTCTTCCTTCTTACCCGTGGACTCGTTGTACTGATTAATTACATCCATCGCACGGTCGACGCGCTCTTTCCTCTCGCGGACCTTTTTCTCTTCAGGAGTCTCTTGCGGCGAAGGAGTACCACCAGCGGGGGGCGTACCACCAGTCGTAGGAGTACCGCCAGTCGTAGGAGTTCCACCAGCCGGGGGCGTGCTGCCGGGAGGAGGCGGAGTACCACCAGCCGGGACAACTGCACCGCCCGGAGGCGGCGGGGGAGCTAGCACGTCATCTGGTTCTTCTCCTGCAGGAAGTTTACGAGCGAGGCTTCTTGCAGCGGCTGGGATCTCGAGCGCTGCGCCACCAATCTCGCCAAGAACTTCTTGCAGCACGTCTTCTGCATTGACATCGCCGTAGGCAGCGAACTGACCCGCAGCTTCAGACAAGCCGCCACCAACAGCATCTACAGCAGTGGACTTCGCAGCATTAGCAGCCTTCTGCCTGAACTTACGCTGGTCAAGAATCTGCTCAGCACGGCCCGAGATTCGCGCTATGTCTGCACCAGCTCCGAGTTCTTCGGTAGCTTGACGTATAGCCCTGTCCATAGGACCACGAGCCAACTTACCAGCACCCATAGTGAACGCGGCATCAACAGCGGCGGTCGTAAGACCCTTGGTTCGGGCTTGGCTGGTAGCGTTTGCCAGCCATTTCTTATCCTGTAGGAGCGCGGTGACGTTGGCCTCGTTGACCTCCATCCCACGGTTTTGCAACTCTTCGCCTACCTTGCCAATGAACTCCGCGCCAGCTTCGACAGGAGCCTGACCCGCAAAGCCACCAGCAATACCGCCGCCTATACCAGCCGCGCCAGCAACGAATGGAGCAGCAACAGCGCCAGCGCCAGTAGCAGCCGTAGCACCACCAGCAAGAAGAGCCGCACTCTTAGCACCAAGATAAGCGCCAACAATACCGGGGGCCATGTTACCGATCTGGTCGGCAGTGGAATAGATCATGCCTCCCGGATTGGTGATTACCTGCTTACCAATCTCAAACAGCGAGCTGATCGTACCCTTTACGTACCGCCCCTCTTCAAACATCTGGCCTTCGTCAGTAAACGCGTCACGTACTTCCTGCAGTGATTTGGGTACCGCACGCTGGCTCTCCAGAAGCGACTCAGTGATAGCGCCAGACTGGTCGGTCGGGTCACCGCTAAACAATACGTCAGGCGACACCTTACCCGCGCTAATGGCACGGTTAGCACTCGACTGCAGAATGTCGAAGAGACCGCTCATGGGCTTCGGCCCCTGAGCAGCTTGAGCAGCGGGAGCCTGCATCTGTCGAGTCTGTTGCTGCGCTACCTGAGCAGCCTGAGCCATTTGCTGTTTCTCAACATCGTACTGGGCATCATACTGATCGAGAACTTGCTGGTATTGCGGAGTTCCCTTGAGATGCTGGTTAGCAGTCAGCCACCGGACATACTCATGCGTAGTGTTTGCCATCTATATATCTCTTTACGGGCGAAGACTGGCAGGAAGCTCAGCAGGGGCAACGCCGCTAGACATGCCTGAAGGGAGTCCGGGGCTAGCGAAGTTGTTGGAACCCAAGAAATTAAGAACGCTCGCAGCCGAGGAATCCCCTACGTTCGGACCTCTTCCGGGGAACATTACAGCTTCCATCTCAGCGATATCTCGCCTCAGTTGATCAATTTTGGCTTTCTTTTCTGCGTCTGGCGATTCTGCATACGCGTCTAGAGCATTGCTCAACTCAGACCTCTTTAGATTATAACTATTTTCCATAAGGCGCTGAGCTGCGCCTACTCCAGTACCTTCCAACCGCCTATCTGCACCGTATACAGCCGCAGCACCAACAGCTCGCTTAGCATCTTCCCAGCGTCCAAGGACTTCCTTGCGTTGAGCCTTGAGGTACTCAAGTTCAGTTCCGATGGCCTTGTCCATCTTGGCTTCGATAGCCCTAACCTGAGCACCGTACTCGTTGTCAATGCTGTCCTTCCGACTCTGGACAGCGCGGTCAGCAGCAGCCGTACGTTCCCGAGACTGCATCTCGTACATGGACGTGACACCACGCCCAACGACTTCTTGCGCCCTGCTGTTGCGCTCAAGAGCGGCATCGTAACGCTTGACGGCTTCTTGGTTACCAGCCGCAGCGGCTTGCTCTCTGCCAAGCTGCAACGTGTACTGCTCCTTCTGGAGTTCACGAAGTTCAGCCTTGCGCTTTTCCTCACGAGCTTCAGACACTTCTGCGTGCTTAGCCAGTCCAGCAGTTGCACCAGACAGAAGGTTCTTACCCTCGGCACCAGCCTGAGCCATAGCAAGCCAGCCAGCACGACGCGCCTTACGCTCGTCGCCTTCCTTGTCGATACCCTTCTCGCGTTCTTTGAGAATGTTCTCGTAGTTGGCGTTAGCTTCGCTGTACTTACCGTACTTGCCAGTCTTCTGCTCGGTATCAATAGCCTGCTGGTACTCAGACAGGCTTGGATTATCCTTGTTTTGATCGTATATATTTTTAAAGAACTGCATCATCGAATAACGTTCGTT